TTTTTAGGGCGAAAAAAGAGCTAAAGAGCCCGAAATTACGCACCAGAGGGTACTACGGAGTCAATTCTGGCCGTCTTTTTGCCGATTTTAACGCCTCAGAGGCTTCTGCGGACACCGAATTACGTTCTGCAATCGTTAAATTACGGGCTAGGAGCCGTGATCTATCGATCAATAACCACTACGCACGCCGCTATTTCGAGCTACTTAAGACTAACGTAGTAGGCGAAAAAGGCGTCTCAGTGCAGGTCAAAGCACTGGATGGCGTGGGTAATTTGGACGTTTCGGGCAATCAAGCCGTCGAATCCGCTTTTCACAAGTGGTCGAAGTACGGCAACTGTACCGTAGACGGCAAGATGTCATGGATAGATGTCCAAAAGCTCGTAATGGAGCTGGTCGCCAAGGACGGCGAGGCTTTTATCATAATGCATCGTAATAATTCTTTCACTGACTCGTTCGCATTGGAGATTATCGAGGCCGATAAGATTGATGAGCAGAAAAACGAGCGACTGAAGAACGGAAACGAGATTCGCATGGGTGTGGAGATCGATAAGTTCAAGCGACCTATCGCATATCACATGCTGACCTATCATCCTGGTGACTGGGACTATACGACACAGATTAAGTCGCCCAAACACATCAGGATTACTGCAGACAGAGTCATTCACGTATACAAGAAGCTAAGACCCGGACAAAGCCGCGGCGAGCCATGGATGACCCCTGCAATATCCGCCATTAAGCAATTGGGCGCCTACACAGAGGCTGCGATTGTAAATGCGAGAGTCGGTGCGTCGAAGATGGGATTCTTCACATCCCCAGGCGGCGATGGCTTCGTAGCGGATGATTATGATGGTGAGCTACCGATCATGTCTGCAACACCAGGCGAGTTTGCGAATTTGCCTGCGGGCGTGCAGTTTGAATCCTTCGATCCAGCCTATCCCAACAATGAATTCCAGAATTTTCACAAAGCAGTTTTGCGAGGCATAGCGAGCGCATTAGGTGTTAGTTATACAGCGTTATCGAATGACCTAGAAGGCGCCAGCTACAGTAGCATCCGCCAAGGCGCTTTGGAGGAAAGAGATTCGTATAAGAATATGACTCGCTTCCTCATCGAGAACTTCATCGAGCCTGTATACCGAGCATGGTTAGAGGCAGCGATGGAGGTTGAGACCTTTGGCATTCCGCTGCGTCAATACGACAAGTTCGCTGATGCGGTAGATTTTAAGGGAAGAGGATTTAACTGGGTAGATCCGCAGAAAGAGATGAACGCTGCGATTATGGGGATCAAGAACGGTGTTCTTAGTCTGAGTTCAGTAGCTGCTCAGTATGGTATGGATACGGAAGAACTACTCACTCAGATTGCCAGGGATAAGAAATTAGCCGAGCAGTTTGGTGTTGAGTACGTGTTCGAGCCCTATGGTTCGCAAAGAGGATTGATAGAAGACGATGTCGTTCAAGCCGAATGATGGCATGCGCGCCGCTGCTAGGCGTGCGTTGGAGTGGCGTAAGAAGTACGGTCGCGGTGGCACTGCGGTCGGCGTTGCTCGTGCCAGGGATATCTCGAACGGATCGGAGTTGTCTGCTAGCACGGTCAAGAGAATGCATTCATTCTTTAGCCGGCATAGTAACAACAAGGCCAAGCATTACTCGAAAAAGATGCCAGACGGAGGCCCAACGGCCTGGCGAATTGCCTGGGATCTTTGGGGAGGTTCGAGCGGTAGAGCGTGGGCTAGAGGAAAGGTGGCAAGTATGGACAATGATCGAGCATTGACGGCCTCAGTTGAAAAGGGCCTAAAGGCGAAGATGGAGAAGCATAACGAAAGTGTTGATGCTCCCCACAAGAAGGCGACTATGTCCATGCTGAGGAAAGTGTTTGAGCGTGGAGTTGGTGCTTACAAGACTAACCCGGGTTCAGTGCGACCTAGCGTCAAAAGCCCAGAGCAGTGGGCATACGCGAGAGTGAATAGTTTTATGTACGCTCTGAAGAACGAAAGATTCCGCGGCGGAAAGCATGACACTGATTTATTTCCTAGTGGGCATAAGTTAAAATCGAAAGGTGATGACAGGTTTGAGGACATCAATATGGAACGTCATATAGTAGATGTGCAAGAGACTGACGATTCAATAATCATCGAACTAGCGAAGATGGATGAAGATCGCGGAATGTACGATGATGAAGATCGAGCAGAAGAAATTGTCGAAGAAGAACGAGCAGAAGAAGAAGTTGAAACGCGAGATGTTGAAGTGGTACAGCGTAGTCATTCTCTCGACGCTCGTATGCTTGATGACGATAAGCGCACAGTAAGAATGTCAATCTCCAGCGAAACTGGCGTAGAGCGCAGTTTTGGTATGGAGGTTTTAGAGCACAGTAAGGAAGCCGTTGATCTTTCATTCCTTGCTAGCGGAAGAGCTAATCTTCTGCTCGACCACGATCCTCGGAACGTGATCGGTGTTATTGAGGATGTACACCTAGATGAGGACACGCGGCGACTCCGCGCTAAGGTTCGCTTTGGAAAGGGCGAGCTCGCCTCATCTGTGTATGAAGACGTGAAGGATGGTATTCGTTCGAGCATCTCGGTCGGGTATCAAATTGACCGTCTAGAACGCAGAGATGAAAAGACCTATGTCGCGAAGCGATGGAAGCCTGTTGAGGCTAGCATCGTTGCTATCCCCGCGGATATGAGCGAGATCGGTATTGGCAGATCTGCACAGGTTTCAAACGAGGTTGCTGAAAGTGTGACAACGGAAAGTGCCGAGGTTGAGGCCGCAACAACTGAAACTCGACAAATAGAGGTAATGACAATGGAAGAAAACGTCATTGACGTTGAAGCAGTTGCAGCCGAGGCCCGTCAAGCCGCACAAAAGAATGCTGCAGCCATCATCGAGCTTGGTGCTCGACACAACAAAGCCGAATTAGCTCGGGAAGCTATCGCTAAGGGATCTTCAATCGAAGACTTCCGAGGCCAGCTCCTGGACGTAATCGGTTCTAACGAAGCCCTGGACAGCCAAGACATTGGACTGTCAAAGAAGGAAGCGCAGCGGTTCTCTATCATGCGGGCAGTACGCGCTTTGGCCAATCCTCATGACCGTCGCTCACAAGAAGAAGCTAAGTTTGAGTTTGAGTGCTCTGCAGCCGCTTCTAAGCAGTATGGCCGTGAAGCTGAAGGCATCATGCTCCCTACGGACGTACTCCGCACTTGGGGCCAGCGTGATCTCAACTCAGCAGATGAGGCGGACCTCTTTGGTGAAGATTATCGCGGTGGCGACTTCATTGACGTACTTCGCAACGCTAGCTCAGTAATGAGCGCGGGCGCACGTACACTCAATGGATTGTCTGGCGATGTTCGCATTCCTAAGAAGTTGACCGCTGCATCAGCAGGTTGGATTGCCAGTGAAGGTGGCGCTTCTAGCGAGTCAGAAATGACCGTTGGCAACATCTCAATGGTCCCCCGCACGCTTGGCGCTTACACTGACGCAACTCGTCAGCTCTTGGTTCAGTCTTCAATGGATGTTGAAAACTTGATCAGAGATGACCTGGCACAAGCTATTGCTTTGGCAATCGACTTGGCTGCGTTGGAAGGATCTGGCTCTTCAGGTCAGCCCACGGGCATCTTGAACACTTCTGGTGTGAACACTGTAACTAACTTCGCGGCTGCTAACCCCACGTTCGCAGAAGTTGTTACTTTGGAAACAGCAGTAGCAAATGACAACGCTCTCTCTGGTAACCTCGCTTACATCTTGCCTTCAGCAATGTATGGCGCGTTGAAAACTACTGAGAAAGCAACTGGCACTGCACAGTTCGTAGCAGAGCCCGGCGGTACTATCAACGGATATCGCGCAATCATCTCTAACCAGGGAACAGCAGGGAACCTTTACTTTGGTAACTTCTCTGACTGCCTCGTTGGATTCTTTGGTGGCGTAGACATCAAGGTTGATCCGTACAGCCTGTCCACTTCTGGCGGCGTAAGAATCGTAGCTCTCGCAATGATGGATGTTGCTATCCGTCACGCAGTTAGCTTCGCATTCGGTAATGACGGCTAAAGGTGGCGCTAACCACTAGCAAAATGAGAGGGGCCCAACCGGGCCCCGATCATCTGGGAGGTAAGATGAAGAAATACGAAGTAGTAACGGGATGCGTTATCAAAGGCAATCCTCACCAGCCTGGTGATGTGGTTTCTTTAGAGGATTACGAAGTTAATCAACTGGTCGCCATGGGGCGGATTGTTGAGTGCAAAGATGAGCCCAAGAAGACTACCAATAGAGCAGTCGGTCTTGGCGAAGACAAGCCACGCAAGCGCAAGGCAAAAGAAGAAGCGCCGGCGGAGCCTGTAGAAGAAGAGAAGCCTGAAGAGGCTAAGTAATGGCTGTAGAGACGGATGTAGAAAGAGCGATAATGCTCGCTGATTTTGGAGTGTCCGTCTCTTACACTCCAAGCGGAGGCTCGGCCTCTACCATCACTGGTATCTTTGATAGTCAATACCAGGCGGTCGAGACAGGCGGCGAGGTCGCGTTCGCAATAGAGCAGCCCAAGCTGGCAGTAAAAACAAGTGACGTCAGTAGTGCTGCAGAAGGTGACACGGTTGTTATTAGCGGTGTCACGTACAAAGTAACGGTAGTGATGGACGATGGCACAGGCATGACTGACCTGGCCTTAGAGAAACAATAATGGCTCATGCTCGCAAAACGATAAGAGACCGAATTGTTTCGGATTTGACCGGTTTGACCACAACAGGATCAAACGTGTTCAAGTCGCGAGTCTATCCCATAGCTAGTAATTTATTGCCGGGATTGGCTATTTATACATTAGGCGAGCAGATAGACTATGCATCTATCGGAGCGGCAAGATTACAACAGAGGGTTTTATCTGTTTCGGTAGATGTTTATGTCAAGGGAACGTCGAACTATGACGATAGTCTTGACCAGATTTGTTTGGAGATCGAGGACGCTTTGTACGCGGATCTAACGCTTAACAACAATGCGAAGGATCTACGGGTAAGCAGATTTGATTCTGATTTTTCGGGCGAAGGTGATCAGCCGGTTGCATTCGCTAGGATTGGTGTAGATGTCATATATCACACCAACGAAGACGATCCTGAGACAACGGTGTAGCCGGGTCTCTGGTGTAACATAGACTTTTAACTAGGAGTTAAAACAATGGCAACACATGCTGGACACACAGGCAGTGTAAAGGCTATCACCACTGGCGGTACGGCAGCGGCCATAGCCGAAGTAAAAGATTGGTCGTTAGAGACCACGGCAAACTTAGCAGATGATACGGTTTTAGGTGATGCATGGACGTCACAGAAGCTGACTACTAAGAGCTGGACAACAACAATCAATTGCATCTGGAATGACGATGACCCGGCGCAGGAAGATCTAATCGAAGGCGCCACTGTTGACGTCGAGCTGTTTCCTTACGGCGATACCTCTGGTAACGAAAAGTGGAACGGAACCGGCATCGTAGCTTCTGTAAGCAAAAGCGCAGCGGCTGATGGATTGGTCGAGGCCAGCTTCAACGTAACTGGCGTAGGCGCTCTGACTTACGGTACAGCCTAATGGGTACTTTGATCGAGGCGGCGGTTGCTCATTTTAGCAACCAGGAGATACGATCATTGGAGGTTCCTGAGTGGGGCGTAACAGTCTTTGCCAAGAACCTTTCCCTTTCGGACAAAGCCAAATGGCTTGCAAGAGCCCAAGATGATACAACGGATTACATGGTGTACGCCGTGATCTATGGTGCCGTCGATGAAAAAGGCGAGCCGTATTTCGATGTAGGTGACAAGCCTAAGCTGCGTAACAG